AAGCCCGCTACGCCAAACTGATTGCTGATCGTGGCTGTAAAGTCATCGTGTCCTGCTCTGGCGCACTAGCAAGTCTGTTCGTGGACGTTGAGGGTGTCTCTGCTGTTATCCAGCACGAAGCCTCGTTCGGTATCTACCATGACTTCTACGTGCAGGGAATGAGTGCTGTTGTGCCTCTGGGCCTTGAACTGAGCGACCTGTCGGGCAAGCCGTACATCACAAAACCCAAGACCATCAAAGCCCGCAGGAAGCGCATAGGGCTGCGCTGGCAGGGTCAGTCAGCCTTTGAGCACGACCACAACAAGAAGTTTCCGTATGAGCTGCTGTTCGATGCGGTCAAGGACGCTGACGCTGAGTTCATCTCTCTGCAACGTGATGAGGGTGCTGACTCTTGCCCGTCTTGGGTGAAGCAGGTTCCTTTAGATTCATGGGAAGATACCCGTGCTGCGGCGGCATCGTGTGACTTGGTGATCTCCTCTTGTACGTCGGTGAGTCACTTGGCTGCTGCGATGGGCGTGGAGACTTGGGTTGTGACTCCGGTGATGCCGTACTTTCTGTATGCACTAGAAGGTGATACTTGTCCTTATTACGATACAATGCGCCTGATGCGTCAGGAAGTATTCGGTGACTGGACTGCCAGCTTTGAGAAGATCAGAGAGCGTCTGGGTGAGAAACAAGCCTTGAGGAGAGTCAAGTGAGTCAAAAGTATCCCGGCGGCATAATCAGTAAAACAGCTCCTGTCACTGTCGGCCCTGTCGATGGTGAGGGCGGCTCTGCGCCGGGTATCTGGACTCTGACTCAGGCGCTGGAATTGAATAAGCAGAACCTGTGGCCGAAGCCTGTAATTCAAGGTGAGTTGTATAGTTGGGGGCGTAACACCTATGGCCGACTTGGTTTGAACGACACAATTAACCGCTCAAGCCCTGTACAAATAGGAGCGTTAAGCGCGTGGTCTAAAATTGCAAGTGGAACCACCTTTAGTCTTGCTATTAAAACCGACGGCACCTTATGGAGTTGGGGACTGAGCAGTTCTGGCGAACTCGGCCTTAATGACACCGCAAATCGTTCCAGTCCGGTACAAATCGGCGCACTTACTGAGTGGTCTCAAATTGCAGGAGGCTTCTCCCACACTCTTGCCATTAAAACCAATGGCACATTATGGAGCTGGGGTGGAGGCGGCTCTGGCGCACTTGGCCTCAACGACACTGCTAGTCGATCAAGCCCTGTGCAAGTTGGAGCACTAACTGCGTGGTCTCAGATTGCAACTGGAAGCAACTTTAACCTTTCTGTTAAAACAGACGGTACTCTTTGGAGCTGGGGATATAACGCTAGTGGTCAACTTGGGCTTAACGACATAGCTAACCGATCTAGTCCAGTACAGATCGGAGCGTTAACAGCGTGGTCTAAAGTTGCGGCGGGGCAATACCAAAGTCTTGCTCTAAAAACAGACGGCACGTTGTGGGGTTGGGGGCGTAACACTTATGGTCGGCTTGGCCTTAATGACACAGCGAACCGCTCCAGTCCAGTTCAAATAGGTGCTTTAACAACTTGGTCTAAAATTGCAAGCGGAACTACTTTTAGCCTCGCTATTAAAACTGATGGTACCTTATGGAGTTGGGGGTCTGACAGCAACGGTCAGCTTGGCCTCGACAACGCAGCCAATCGCTCTAGTCCTGTACAAATAGGAGCTTTAACTACATGGTCTCAGGTTGCGGCTGGAAGTGCCTTTAGCCTTGCTCTTAAAACTGACGGTACTTTGTGGTGCTGGGGGTATAACACCTATGGTCGGCTGGGCCTTAATGACACTATTAGTCGTTCCAGTCCAGTACAAATAGGAGCGTTGACAACGTGGTCGAAGCTACCAAAAATGCCAATGAGCACTTCATCCTTAGCTCTTAAATCTTAATCAGGAGATACACAATGTTCTTTGTAAAAATAGTAAACGACGAAGTAACCCAGTGCTGGGACACTCAGCCTCCTAAAGGCGAGTCAGGCTGGAAGTCAGCCATCGAAGTGCGCCCTGCTGTGACACCTAACCGTCAGCAGTACACCGGCCACAGCTTTGACATCACCAAAGACCCCGTTGAGATCGTCTGGGGTGTGGCTGACATCACTGCCGAAGACCGTAAAGGCGGACTGCGCTCACAAGCTGCGGCTGAGTTCCAGCAAGTGGTACAGGCCGAGACCAAGAAGCAGACCGACGAGTTCCCCACTACGCAGTATGACGCTGCCGTAGTTGACGCAGCCCGTATTGTCTTTGAGACTAAGGTCACTGCAATCAACGCAGCTACTACTCACGACGAGCTTGATAAGCTGTGAGACTGAACTACTCGTATGACATGACGCCATCCAAAGCCTACATAATCCGTGTTGTGGGTAACGCTGCCTCTGAAGAGAAAGCCAAGCGGTGTGCAGTGTCATGCGAAAAAGTAGGCCAGCCCTACGAGTTCTGGGACGCCTATGATGGTTTAGCAGACGAGATCAAAGCACCTGCTCACCACAATGCGGTTATGGATTGTATCAAGGTCACAGATCACTACCTGACCCGTGGCGAAGTAGCGTGTGCGCTATCCCACATAAGTCTCTGGGCAAAGTGCGTACTTGAAGACAAGCCCTTGGTAATTCTGGAGCATGACTCGTTGATGTTGCAGCCCTACACGCAACACGCTGTGTTCAACTCGATCTGTTATCTAGGCTCGCACGAGCAGGTCAAACTTAACTGGCAGGTGTCTGCTACGCCACCACACGCTACTGAGGGTGAGAACTACCACTTCCTGTGCCGTGCTCATGCGTATGCAATTGACCCGGCTGTCGCTAAGAATCTGCTGTCCTATGTTATCAAGATGGGCATCTGTACATCCTTAGATATGCTGGTTCGTGCTGACCTGTTCCCTATTCACCAGATGGGTGTCTACGCTTATAATGTGTTTGAGAGCCGAGAAGAAACTACCATCAAAGGCAGGGCGTTAGAGGGCAGGGCGACTAAACGAAACGATGGGCTGGTGGTATGAAGATTCTGGTGATGGGATTACCTGGCAGTGGGAAAACAACCTTTGCTCGGTTCCTGGCTGAACAGTTTCGTTGTGTGCATTTTAACGCTGACGACATTCGTGAGAACATCAACAAAGATTTAGGCTTTAGCCCAGAAGACAGAATTGAGCAGGCTCGCAGAATGGGGCATCTGTGCAACATTGCTAGTCGCTGGGGGCAAAAGGTAATTGCGGACTTTGTGTGTCCGACCAAAGAGACTCGCCAGGCGTTTGCTCCAGACTTTGTAATCTGGATGAACACAATCAAAGAAGGCAGGTTTGAAGACACCAACAAGCTGTTTGTACAACCGGATTACGACTATCGCATTGATAACTTTGCTATTCCCATGCTGTACCATGCCAACGAGATACAAAAATTATGGAAATAAAAGAAGCAGAGTTACGCATAATCATCAGAGAAGAGATGAAGTCCGTCCTCAAGGAAGTCGGGCTGCACGACGATGATGCTGGCAACGATGTTCGTGATCTACGTTCTTTGATTACCGACTGGCGTGGCATCAAGAAAACAATCTTTCAGACTGTTGCTCGATGGGGAACTCTCATCGTACTGGGCCTTATGACTCTCGGCACCTGGAACAAGTTTAACGGAGGTGGTGGTGATTGACCCCGTCTCAGCCTTAGCCATAGCGACCTCTGCGTACAAGGCGATCCGCAAGGGTATTGAGATGGGTAGGGAGCTTGAAGACATGGGTGGTCAGCTGGGAAGCTGGTTTGGAGCTGTGTCCGATATCAGGAATGCTGAGGAAGAAGCTAAAGACCCGCCACTGTTTAAAAAGCTAATCGCTAAAGGCAGTGTTGAACAGCAGGCACTCCAGGCGCTGTTTGCACGTAAGAAGATCGAGCAGCAGGAGAAGGAACTCAGAGAACTAATCGTATGGAGATGGAGTACTGAAGAGTACACAGCTATGATGCGTGATCGAGTCAAGATCAAAGATACTCGCGCAAGAGCACTCCAGGCTCAACGCAGAAAGATGCGAAACTTTATTATAAACACGCTGACCATTGTTGCTCTGCTGGGGCTAACAGGACTGCTAGTTGTTTTTGTGATCGGCATTATTACGAATCTGAGGTAACACATTATGATGGCATTAGTATCAACACTTTTAGGGTTTGCTAGTGGTGGATTGCCTAAGGTTTTGGATTATTTCCAGGATCGGGGCGATAAGCGTCATGAGCTACTTTTGATGGCTGCACAGCGTGAACAGGAGCTGGCAATGGCTAAGGAGGGCTTCGTTGCCCAAGCCAGAGTCGAGGAGATCAAGACCGAGCAGGTCGCTATGCAGACCCAGACGCAAGAACGTCTTGCTATGTACAAGCACGACATGAAGATCGGAGAAGGAGCCAGCACCTGGGTGATTAACCTCAGAGCCAGTGTGCGCCCAATCGTGACGTACATCTTTGTCGGCCTGCTGGTCGTTGTTGATGTTGCTGGAATCTGGTACGCCTACAGCACTGGTGTTCCATTTGCTGAAGCGATGGACATGACGTTCTCAGATGATGAGATGTCGATACTTTCGGCAATCATTGCATTCTGGTTTTCTTCCCAAGCGTTCAGTAAAAAGTGAAGATATCGGAAGCTGGCATCCAGCTTATTAAGTCTTTCGAGGGCTGTCATAGAAGCCCTTACCGGTGCCCTGCTGGGCTTTGGACGATAGGGTATGGTCATGTACTGTACCCAGACCAAGCGCGTCTCAAAACGCCTGAGAGAGCGTTATACGGCATAAAGGATGAGCACAACAGGATTTTTGAGTATGACGAAATTGATTCGCTGCTTGAAAAGGATTTGGAGAGATTTGAGGCTGGCGTACTTCGACTATGTCCTGCTTCTGTTGATAGCCAGTCTCAGTTTGACGCAACTGTCAGCTTTGCTTTCAACCTGGGGCTAGGCAACCTTCAGAGTAGTACCCTGAGAATGAAGTACAATAGGGGCGACATTGAGGGTGCGGCAGACGAGTTCCTGAAGTGGAATAAAGCTGGCGGGAAAATCCTTGCTGGACTAACCCGCCG